AGCGCTGTCAACTGTCAGGACATAGCCAGCAGTAGAGGCAACGGCTAAAGTGGTAGAGGCATCTGTGCCATTACCTACAACTAGGGTTCCCTTAGCATTGGGAGCCGTAGCATTAGAACGAGATTTAGTCATTAGTTACCTCCAAGGAGTAGGCGTGCTTCATCTTCTGTAATGCCTAGTTTATCTAGTAATGCTTGGCGTTGACTTGTTTTTGTTTGTTGCTGGGCATTAAGTATGCTTTCAATGTTTGCTAAAGCGTTATCAAATTCAGGTTTATCTATTGGTTCACACCCATCAAAATATTGAATAGAATCAAAATCTTCGCCATAGATTACCCAGCCACCATTAGGGCGTAGATATTCCATAACTTCTTTGCCTTTATTTAATTCCATTTTTATGCTCCAATTTCTAATAGAACAATAGAAGATTCATTTCCGCCTAAATTCACCGATACAGAGGCTGCGTTTGCTCCGTTCGCAAAATTCAAAGTATAGGTTGTTGAGGAAGTTGTAGCAGGCGAATCAACATAGTTGATTGCAAACTGTTGATACGCCTCAACTGCTGTATTGTTGTAACCTATATTATTTAGGACAAATATGCTCGTTGCACCTCTGACTAATTCAAAATTTACTCTTGAGCCAGAATTAGCGGCTGATTTTTGTGCAGCACCAGTAATTAAAACTAAAACTTTTGATGAAGTAGCACTCGGAGTTATGCTTGCAGTAATTCCTGTTGATGCAAAAACATTAGTACTGTTACTTACTGTTGCAGTAATTTTGGCACTTACAACTTGCAATACTTTTCCGCTAGATGGTAATGTTGTCCAAGCCAATCCAGTGCCAGTTGTTGAGGCAGCAGTAAGAACTTGTCCGTCAGTACCTACAGCCAAGCGACCAGGGGTATCAGCAGCAGTTCCTACTAAGATGTCACCCTTAGCATCTACGATTGTATTAGCAATAGCACCAGTTACGCTGAAGGCATTGACTGTCCAGACTGTAGCCACATCATTGGCAGCAAGGGCAGTAAGCCCTGTAATACTAGTTCCGTTGGTAGCGGTGTAGTCAGAGCCACGCTTAAGTAGCGTACCGTTGATAAATACCAACTCTTGTCCTACCGTGTAGGAAAGTGCTTGGCTATTGTCATCATTACCAGAGAGAGATGTTTCACCACCTGATGCAGTCTTGACCCAAGTAGAGATAGATGAGGATGTACCTTGGTCACCCTTACCTGCGACAACCTGCCACGCAGAGCCGTCGTATCGTTTAACCGCCATTAGTATGCCTCCATAATTACCATAGTAGTGAGGTCTGCAATCTCTGTAGATTCAGAATCAGTAGTGTCGTCAATCCACACATCACCAGTTGTGGGTGAGGTTGGCGTAGTTGCTCCAACAAATATTCGTTTGCCTGGGTCAGCATCTGTAACATTGATAGGTGACACCTTGACTGTACCAGTGGTTGCGGTATCAGTACCCATACCAACAAAGTCAATGTAGTCATAAGTAGATGCAGCACCGCCATTAATCTTTACTTGGCTACCAGCCTGAACAGTTCCCCATTCTACACCAGTACCTGTAGTTTTTAGATACTGTCCGTTAGTTCCAGAAGTAGCACCTGCAGTCAGAGTTCCTGACAAGGCTGCATTACTGAGAGTGACTGCTGTAATTGTAGATACTGTAGTACCAGAAGTAATGGTTGTAGTACCGATAGTTGGTGCGGTATATCCAGCAGGTGCTGCCTGCCATTCAAGTCCTGTAGCAGTAGCAGAGTTAACTGCCAAGATATAACCATTAGTTGTTGAAACTGTTAGTGGGCTAAAGGCATCATTGGCTGTACCTACCAGCAAATCTCCCTTAGCATTAAAGGATGCTGCGACAGCAGCAGCAGCACTTGCTGCAGAAGTAGCAGCAGAGTTAGCACTGGTCAGAGCAGATGATGCAGATGTCGCTGCGCTAGAAGCGCTAGTAGCGGCAGATGCTGCAGATGTAGCAGCAGCGGCAACGCTGGCTGCCATAGTAGAGGCAGAGGTTGCAGCGCTATTAGCCGAAGTCAATGCTGAGGCAGCAGATGTACTTGCTGAGTTAGCCGAAGTTAAAGCAGATGAGGCAGAAGTTGCAGCCGAAGAAGCCGATGTGGCTGCAGCAGTAGCAGAGTTAGCAGCCGTAGTTGCACTGGCTGCAGCGCTAGTAGCACTGGTAGCCGCTGCCGTAGCAGAAGTCGCTGCAGAGGCTGCAGAGGTGGCTGCTGCTGTGGCTGAGGTAGATGCACTGTTGGCGCTAGTTAGGGCGTTAGAAGCGCTTGTAGAGGCGCTAGAGGCACTTGTAGCGGCAGAGGCAGCACTTGTAGCAGCCGATGCTGCTGAGGTTGCTGCAGCCGTTGCTGAGCCTAGAATGCTATCTACATAATCTTTAGGGGTAGCAGAGGATGAAATCATACCTGCGCTGGATAGACCAGTTATGACTGGACTGCCCGAGATGGTAGGGCTGGTCAAAGTCTTGTTGGTTAAAGTTTGAGTAAGCGTATCTAAAACTACCGTTCCAGTAGCGTTAGGCAGAGTGATTGTTCTATCAGCAGTTGGGTCTGTAACAGTAAGCGTTGTCTCAAAAGCATCCGCAGTAGAACCCTCAAAGACAATGCTTGCGTCTACTCCAGCACCAGTAATGCTTGGGTTAGTAATAGTTGGGCTAGTTAAAGTCTTATTGGTAAGGGTCTGAGTATCAGTAGTACCAACAACCTCACCTGTAATGCCGTGGACTGCGCTAGTAAGTTCTTGGTGGGTATTGGCTTCCTGCAAGTCACGACCGATAACCATGTGACGAACCACAGCACCAGCAGCGTGGGCTACAGCAGAAGAACCGTCCTGAGCACGTTCAATGGTAAGTGAGTTACCAGAAGAGTACAACTTAACGTTGACAATTTCTTCAAGAGATGTATCTGGGTCAATGACGACTGTATATGTCTCGGTACCAGTAAGGGTCTTACCACCCATTACTGCAGAGCCAGATACTACCGTCATGGAGGTAGCAGTATCAGTGATAGCAGACGCAAGAGTTGTCTGCTGTGCACGAGAGGAGTATTTACGTACTGTCATTGTTTACCTATCGGACGTAATGGACGCGGGGAGGGTACTTCTGAAGTTGCGCTTTTGCTTCTTCATTAAGACGTTGTGTGTATAGACCATAAATCTGACGCATGACTCCGCCAATAGAGCCAAAGGGACGCTTAGAGTCAATCTCATCAGCCTGTGGGCTAGTCTGGCTTGAACGTGCTGGGTCTAAGAATGTAAGTAGGCGGTAGATAGTTCCCAATACTACCACATCTTTACAAGATTCGGGTAGCCCTATAACTGTTGTAAAGACATCTGAATCAGATGAGAAAGTTCCAGGGTCAGCAGCGTAGGTTAGTTTAACAGTTCTGCCTGGAGTGATATAATCACGAATCGTTACAGTTTGTGCTGGTTGGGCTTCTGAGCCACCCCATGTTGAAATGTCAGCGTATGGCTCTAGGTCAATTCTACGGATAGGTAGCCATTCCTTAGAAGGACCTACTTCTTGCCAGTGAGCAGCAATGATTGCTTGAGCCTCAACATTGTTACCGTTACCATCAAGTAATTCATAAGTTGTGATAGCAGCATTGTAAGTAAAGGTTAGTTGCTTAACAGCATGGATAGATGAACTCATCGCACGAAGCGTGTCATTGACGGCGCGCTTAATTACGTGCTTAGGGAAAGTCGGGCTGATAGTTACCTTGGCATTGGTAGCAGCAGTAGATGCTGTAGTTCCTAGATAACCTCTACCCCAAGGAGAGACGGTAAGAGTATTGGCTACACGGTCGAATGACTCTACCCACATCAACTCTTCACCAATTTCAATAATACCCTTACCGATGTCCGTTGTAGAGGATACGTTGATGGTTGTAGTTGTTGTGGTTGTAACGGCAGCAGAAAGGCTTGTAGCCCTGTCCTGCTGCATGGTATAGCCCTGCAGATTAATGATTACTTCATTGACAATATCAGCGTATGTTGTTGCCACAGTTATAGGGTCCTTAATGCGTCTACCGCAGATTTACCAGTTGTTCCAGCAAGTTCATTGCAGATTGCGTTCAAACCTTTGAAGTTGTTAGGTTGACGAGAACTGTCAGCCTCATAGTTAAGAGCACCGATGATACCTTTACCAGAAGTACCTGCCCAAGCATTGGCAGCGCCTTGTTCATCAAGGAATGCTGTTCTAGCGGGATATGTTCCTCCGTTAGCCAAACGGTTTAATTCTGCACAGAGAGTGCTACCTGCTATACCTGCCACTATCTATACCTCGCTGTCTTCTTTGCGATTGATTTTGGTTGCTTTGAAAATTGTTTACCTGCGCGTGTGTCACGGCGCTTCTTAGCAGAGGTTGCTGCGTATTCTTTTTTAGAGAGTGATTGACGAGCCTTCTTAGGCAGATACCGTTCACCTGTAGCCTTAGCACCTTGAGTGCTAGGCTTACCAGAGCGAGTACCCCACTCCTCTTTAGTCCACTTAGATAGGGACTTCTGTTTCTTTGATTTGCTACCAGTGTATCCACCACCAGCCTTCTTGTATTGTTGTGCTACAAGTTGTGCTTTACGGGCAGACCACTGACCAGGTCTACCACCTTTAGAGCCAGCAAGGACTCTGTTCTTAATGGATTCACGTAGACCTGGTTTAGTGTATGACATTACTTCTTCTTACCGCCTAGAAGTCCTGGGAACAAGCCCTTTGGATTCAATGGCTTTGGATTCTTTGATGTGTACTTTGGAACTTGGGTAACCTTGTTAGGACCCTTACCAATAGTGATTTTCTTCTTTGTTGCAGAAGCGCGTGCTTCGTCAGCAGTCTTTGCTACTGGCTTAGCCATTGGCTTCTTTGCTGCGGCGGCACGTGCGGCATCTGGAGACTTAGCAACTGCTCCAGCAGCCTTCTTCGCAGCAGCAAGACGGTTAGCACCGTACATACGCTTTACGCCTTGTACGAACTCAGCATTGCTGGAACCGCCAGCCTTTTTAAGGGCTGCAGTCATTCCCATCTTTTTGATACTGTCGATTGTTGACTGCTTTACAGGAGTGTAAAGATTACTTCCTGATGCAGCCTTGCCTCCACCTTTAGGTGCGGCTTTTTTTACCTTGTATGCAGCCTTTGCTGCATCAGCGGTTTTGTATGTCTTAGCCATTACCATTTGACCTTATCTGCCCAATATGCGGCACTCATTTTTCCTTTGGCGATGTTGCGACTATGACGAGCCTTGAAACTCTTGCGCTTCATCTTCATACGCTGAGATTCCCCAGCCTTTGGCTTACCTGCGGTGGATGCACCTTGTTCGCCAAACCTAATTGTTTTTACTTGACTTCCCTGTTTAGCCACAACAACGTGTGACTTCTTAGGGTGGTTAGGAGTACGCTTTGGCTTGTTGTAACCAGATACTCCAGCACGGGCTAACCGTGGGTCACGACTTGTCTTTGCCATACTCACCGTACTTTCCTAGAACTGCTCTTACTGTGCCGTTCTTATTGAGCCTTACTACTTTCCCGTCCTTAATCTGGACAGAGTTAAAACCACGATGGGTTTTATATTGTCCAGATGACATTACTTGCCTCTAACTCTCTTGAGGCGTGGGTTCTTGCGTTTCGCAGCAGGGCTTGCCTTGCGAGATGATGCGGCGAGGATTGCACCAGCACGCTCCATCGACACACCTGACTTGCGAGCAATCTTCTTCTGGACCGCTTTGAATCCTGGATGCTTCGCTGATTTCTTCATACCGTTCCTTTACCATACTTAAAACCTGGAATCTTTGTTGGGTCCATCTCGCGTCCACCAAGTTTGGTGTTTGGCTTGTAGGTAATTGACCGTGTGTTTCTGTAAAGTTCGGCAACGTGGGCTTTAGCGTTAGCGTTAGTAATCCCACCTGTTTTTCTAGGTTTCTTTGCCATTACTTTTTCTTTCTCTTTGGAGCGGCTTTCTTCTTTGATTTCTTGCCGTACTCAATCATGCGTTCCATTTTGCCTTCAGACTTCTCGTGTTTCTTAGAAGCCTTCTTAGCAGCAGCAATCCCCTTCTTGGTGTAAGGGAACTTCTTACCTTCGACCATTGGCATACTATGCCCCTATCTCTTTCATTACTTCGGCTACGCCCTTATTTACTTTATGTGCTTTCGGCATCGTGTTACCGTCATAGGCTTTGCCTAGTACTTCTGATGCCTTATGTGCTGCCTGAATGTCTCGCATATTTGTGCTATTAGGCTGTATGCCTTGTGCTCTAGCATCTCTGTATGCTTGTAGTTCAGCATTCCATTTTTTATCTGGAATATCTCGTGTTGCGTCCCCTGCGTTCATCTGAAGAGTTAATGCTTTGCAACCAAAGCAACCTTCAATTGGCTCGGGATGGTGCTCCCAATGTTTCATATCGCAGTAAAGTTACTTTCTGTTATTCCTACGCCACCAGCAATAAGTTCGGCTTTTGTAGCCTCACTTACGACATGGTTTCTGCCACCCAAGTATACCACATCATAGTCCGCTAGGTCCTCATCTAAAAGGTACCGTACTCGTGAGTAGGTGGCACCAGATTTGACGATGCTTATCCCGCGGTCTAGTTTGTAGAAAAAGAACAACCTATGTAGTCCAGCAGGACCTTCTCGGACAGTTGGTGTCCTGAAGATGTAATCTGTCATTAGTCCTCCTTAATGGACTCACCGCCAGGCAGAGTTTCAAGGCTCTGCCCGACAGTCAATCAACTAAGCGATTGAAGAACCGCTTTCAATGCGGTACAAAGCCTCTTCGCGGTAGCGAGCGAAGCCGAGTACGCCGTACCAGCCCATTGGGCGGTGACGCATCAACTTGTCAACTACAGGTCCGATAACTGTATGTGGCTCTTCAGCAACTGCTTCAGCGAGAGCCTGCTGACCCGCAACGATTGTGCGGTATACCTTGGCGCTTGAAGCACCATCGGTAGCAGTAAACATACGGTTGGTCTCAACGAAGTAAGCACCTTCGTAGGTTCCGATTTCGCCTGCCCAGATTTCATTCTGGTTAGCGCCGTATTGGTGAGGGATGAGCCATCCAGCAGAACCTGTTTCTGCACGGAGGTCATGGGATACTTCTGGGTGGATACCGACCCAGTAAAGGTTGC